GGCTGGTGGTATCTTCTGCCTGATGGGGGTAAGGTGGAGTCTCACTGGAAAGACCAGGCGTTCTGAGTAGTACAATAGAGTGAGGGCCAGAGCTCACACCCTGACCCCCACATAAATACCGGTGATAAGAGCACCGGCAAATCCATTCTACTGGAGGAGCCGGTAGATATGGATAACAATGAGCAACAAAATAAGCATCTCCAGGCGATTCGCCATAGTGGATGAATGGGTAATCAATTTAGACATCTCTGACAGGGCGTTCAAGCTCTACGCGGTTCTCGCTAGATATGCAGACAACAACACTCACAAAGCCTTCCCCTCCAGGGAGACTCTCGCTAGTAGGTTGCGCTGCTCGAAAGCTTCTGTAGATCGTGCTGTGATGGAGCTGGTGGATGCTCACGCGATTGAGAAGAAACACAGGGCTTACAATTCTGTGCTTTATACGGTGCTGGTGGATGCTCCTGAGGGTGTCATCACCCATGAGGACATGGTGTCATCACCGGTGAGTACAGATGTCATCACCCCTGATGACGTAACTAGAACCACTGAACTAGAACCAGAGAACTATATTGAAGCAAAGAAAAATGCGACATCAATCCCTGACAACTACACCCCATCAGCTTCCATCCAGGACACCTTCGAGAGCAAGTATGGGTCAGTGCTCAGCTATGAGGAGACTGTGGAGGCTTTCACAGATTTTCACCTAGCCAAGGGGAGCCGATTCAAGGACTGGGATGCAGCGTTCAGGACATGGTGTCGTAACGCGATCACCTTCAAGGGTCCTAAGACTGTGATTCATAAGCAGGAGTTGAAGCCTCCGGCTGAGATCCCTGATGCGCGTGCTTGGGTGAAGCAGATGCATGATCTGGGTGAGCATTGGGAGTGTAAGCCTGGGGAGTTTGGTTGCAAGTGATTCCTGTGCTTTGTGTGTATAGTGGTGGTCATGGTGGATGACGGTCCTGAGCAGGTCCCTGATGATCGCAACACCCCAGAGTACATGGCGCGTGAGGAGCTCCTCAAGGCTGACCTAGAGCAGGCATGGAATTGCACCCTTCATCACCTGCCAATGTTCTACCATGTGGATTTCTTCGCTGAACGCGATCATGCTTTGGTGGCGTGGGTTGAAGTGAAGCAGCGTAACTGTACCTCCACGCAATACCCCACAGTGTTCATGAATGTGGATAGGAAGTTCAGGCATCTCATCGCTCATAGCGAGACTGCACCAGCGTTTTTCGTTGTGCGCTGGGCTGACGGTGTAACACGGTTTATTGATGTGTGTGATGTGAAACCTGAGTGGCTGGGTGAGGGTGGGGAGAATGACCGGTGGGGGCCTGGGGAGCATGACACTGAGGCTGTGTTTCTGATTCCTATTGATGAGATGAGGGTGCTGTGATTCCTGCGGTTGAGGTTGGTGGGGCGCGTGTGTTCCTGGGGGATTGTAGGGATGTGCTGAAGTCCCTCCCTGATAACAGTGTGGATAGTGTGGTGACGGATCCGCCTTATGAGCTTGGGTTTATGGGGAAGAAGTGGGATAACTCTGGGATTGCTTACGATGTGTCGGTGTGGGAGGAGTGTTTGCGTGTGTTGAAACCTGGGGGTCACTTGGTTGCTTTTGGTGGTTCTCGCACTTATCACCGGCTTGGGGTTGCGATTGAGGATGCAGGGTTTGAGATCAGGGACACTATTGCTTGGATTAGTTCTAAGACTTTCCCTAAGTCGCTGAATGTGTCGAAGGCTATTGATAAGAAGTTTGGCGCTGAGCGTCAGGTTGTGGGTAGTTATACAGTAGGAGGCAACGCGCTCACGCCTACGAAAGACAAAGGCGGCACTTTCGGTGTTGGTGCTCCTAATAGTCCGGCCGGTGAGTTGTATGTGACCACCGCTGGGAGTCTAGAAGGTAAGCAGTGGGAGGGTTGGGGTACGGGTTTGAAGCAGGTTGTGGAGCCTGTTGTGTTGGCTCGTAAGCCTTTGGATGGGACTGTGGCAGAGAATACTTTGCGCTGGGGTGTGGGTGGGTTGAACATTGACGGCAGCAGGATTGCTGGGAGAGTTCAGAAGGCTGCGGCTAATAACTTCGTTTTCACTCCTGGCGAAAATGTAGACGATGGATATGTTAAGGGAACTGGGGCGCATTTTCATGATGTAGGTCGTTGGCCTGCGAATGTGATTCTTGATGAGGTGTCTGCTGGGGTGCTGGATGAACAATCAGGGGTCAGCGTGAGCAGGCCTACTGAGTCCGGCGGTTATTTGGGCAATTCTTTGGCAGTCGGTGGAAGTCGCGTCAAAGCCTACGGTTCGGCGCATGATGACAAGGGTGGGGCTTCACGGTTTTTTTATGTGGCTAAGGCTTCTAAGCGTGACCGGAATGAGGGGTTGGAGGACGCAAACGTTCACCCTACGGTGAAACCAACACAGCTCATGCGTTACCTGATAAAGCTGGTTACACCTCCTGGGGGCACAGTGTTGGATCCGTTCACCGGTTCAGGGAGCACAGGCAAAGCATCACTACTTGACGGCTTCCAGTTTGTAGGGGCAGAATTGACGGAAGAATACCTGCCGATCATCGAGGGCAGGTTACGGTGGGCTAGTGAACAGAAGGTGGAAACTGATGACACTTTATTCTGACAATTTGTGGGCTGAGGAGATGAGCATTGATTTGCGTGTGCTCGAGACAGAACGCTTCTCCCATCCCTACCAGCTCCACATGCATAACAAGCTGAGCGCGAAAGCTGCAGAGTATTGGGCTAAAGAGAACGCGCTGAGGCTTCGCATGGAGACAGCTGCAGAGATTGAGACCTATAAGGACACAGAGGAGTGTGCTGTGGAGAAAGAGAAGCGGAGCGCCCTAGTGCGTGGGAGGAAGAAAGCCGGTAAAGTTACGGCTTATGAGTTCACGGATCAACAGCTTGAGATTGCTAGGCGGTCTCTGAGTGCAGGTGATTCAGTGTGAGCGTTGTGGTTTCGAGTGGGAGCTCTCTAGTTCTCGACAGAAAACTATTCTTTGTGCCTCCTGTAGGGCTAAGAAGGTTCAGACTGTCCACACCAAACGTGGCAAATGTTTGCCTTGGCATGGGGGGTTTGCGGCCGATGACATCACACCGGTGGATGAGAATGGCAAAGCTATTCTTGCTGGTGTCAGGCGTTGCGGTCATACTGATTGTGTCAATCCATCACATATAGAAAGGGAAAAGAATGGTTAAGAATGAGGCTCTGATTGAGCTCACTGGGTGGTTGAATGATGTGCGCGAGTTTGACTGGGGCACAGCGTTGAAAGTTTCCGTGGATGTGCGAAAGAAAACCCCTGAAGGAACATGGGAGACAGTAGATAAGACAATCTACGATGTGACCACGGATGGGAAAACCCCTCTGGAGGATGTGAAGCAGGTGACGGTGAAGGGCCGGATCACTGGCACTAACACTTTCCAGAAGCGTGACGGATCCACTGGCTCTGCTGTGAAGGTGCGTGCTGAGTCCATTGTTATCGCTTCTGATAAGCGGAATGAGGCAGCGATTTTGGAGACTTGGCCTACAGCTGTTCCTGGTAAGGCTGAACCTATTGACCTGGGAGCTCCTTTCTGATGCGTTGGTCTGGTTTCGCTGTCTTGGCTGGTTTGGCTACCCTGTACTTCCTGCTGGCTGGGGAGGCTGAGGGTTTGCTCGCTGGGTTTGGGTATGTGGCATCGGCTTTTTTCTATGTGCTGTCTATTGTGAACTTGGCGAAGCCTAGAAAATAGTTTGAAAAAGTTTGTGTTTGGGCTTGCGCTTTGTGTGTGTACCGGTATACACTCTAGATATGAGTTACCCCACAACCCCAAGCGCTGGACCTACCAGCGGAAAGGAGTCCATCATGGACTTAGCACTTCGCACCACCATCATTCACCCAGCTCACGGTGTCGTGACTGTCGAGATTGAGGAAGGCATCTTTCCTGGTGTGTTCCCTCTCACCCAGTGCTGTGAGGCAGCAGCCTCTGGCATCGCTGACTATGTAGGTTGCAAAGCCTGCTACCAGCCAGTGCCTGAGTGGTTTGGCTTTTGGGCTAAGGACCTTGATGGTCTGAAGGCAACATTTGCCTAAGCCTCTCCCTCAGAGAACCCTCACTTCGGTGGGGGTTTTCTTTTGCCCAGGTAGACTGGTTAGGTGAGCCTAACTTTCGATGTGTATGGCAGACCAGCACCCCAGGGCAGTAAACGCTACATTGGGGGCTCAGCCAAACAGGGTGGGCGCTTTATCGAAGCGAGCAAGTATCTGCCGGCCTGGAGAAAAGCTGTCACCTCCACAGCGGTAGCAATCATGGAGGATGAGGGCTGGGAGACTTGCACAGATCCTGTAACCCTTGAGGTCATCTTCTACCTGGAGAGACCTGCAACGATTCCGCAGAGCAAAAGACCGTGGCCTATCAAACCCCCAGACCTTGACAAGTTGGTGCGCGGCGTGGCAGACGGTCTCACCGATGCTGGTGTCTGGGTTGATGATGATCAGGTGGTGCATGTGATTGCCTGGAAGTGTTATGCAGACACGCGAGAGCCTGGAGCTACAGTGAAAGTTACCCCCATTGTGGGTGGTGAGGGGTTAGACTTCTCATAGTCTCAAGGAAAGGTGGAAAGTTATGCTTGAGGACATGATGCCCCCAGTGAGGAGAACCTCCTG